CTGCTTTACCGTCTCCGTCTAAATCAATTTTTGCCATTATCTCTTAGTTTCTTTGTTATACTTATAATTGTGTACCCTATCGCCAATACTAAAGATATAGTTTGAAGATAAGGATTTGCTTCACTCACACTAATCCCAAGTGCAAATAGATTCGTTACTGCTATCTTCAAATCTTCCATTGTTACTCTTGCAAATCCCAAGTTTGTGTTTCTTCATTCCATTGGTAATCTTGTCCATCGTTTGGATATGGTGTTGGCGGTTGCCAATATCCGCTTTCCATATATTCATTTCCTTCATTCCAAACCCAAGATTCATAAGGTTTTATCCAAGATAAAGTTTCTTCATTCCAAATATATATTTTATTATCTGTAGGATAACTTGTCGGAGATTGCCAGTCAAAATTTTCATCTAATACCCAAGAATGATATGGTTGTGGTGCGATAAATATATCATTTGTTTCATCATATTTATAACCAATATCTGCATATTGTTTTCTAAAATTACCGTTAAATGAAGTTTGCACCCAAGTTGCGTTCCCAAATAATCCATTTAAAAATACCTTCCCTTTATATTCAGATTCCGTACCATCCGATTTAAGTATTACGTTGTTATTTACTACGATAACTTCGGTAACAATATTATTTTCGTCAAGTTTTGCAAAGTGTGCCATAATTTATGCAGTATAAGTTCCGCTTCCAGTAAATGTTAAAATTGTATCACTTCCATCAGTTGTAATGGTTGGACTTCCAGTAGTAGTACCAGTATAAGAAGAAGTCGGAATCCTTAAAATAACAACACCCGAATGTCCTGGAACATTAGATGTTGTTCCTCCACCCATTGAGCCTCCATCGCCTGAATTTAAACTACCTGTCCATCCTGTCCCATTTATAGCACCGCCAATTTTTTGACCACCGCCACCTGCTGAATAATATGTAGATGTTCCTGTTATTGATGCCTGCAAACCTGCTCCACCATTTGTAACAGGACAACAAGTATTTGTGGCAGAAGTATATGCTGCGCCTCCTGCGCCTCCACCGCCACCTCCACCATTGAAGTTAGCTGATATAACATTCCAATATCCACCATATCCACTCGAACCTGAATAACCTTGTGATGTTGTTCCAGCTGCTCCTGCTTGGGGAGAAAGATTAGTACAACCACCACCACCGCCTGAACCACCAACTTGCGGAGTTCTTTGGTCGCTACCGCCTTGACCACCGCCAATCGAAGTAATTTGTGTTATATCTGCTCCTGATATATAAGATTGTTGACCATTAGTAGCACTTCCTGCTCCTATAGATATTGTGTAAGTTGTTCCGCTACTGAAAGTGAGTTTAGATTCAGCACTTGCACCTCCGCCTGATGTTCCATAAGAAGTTCTTAATCCACCTGCGCCACCGCCACCGCCTCCTGTGGTGAAGGCTCCAAAACTACGACCACACCCACCGCCTCCTGCAATAACAAGGAAGTCAGCTTCATAAGGTCCTGCTGCTCCTCCAATACCTCCAAAAAGAAATGATTGTCCAAACATATTAAGAAGCTATTTGTGAAATTGAATACCAAAATTCGGTTGCACTTACACAAATAATTTGAATAAAGTTTTTTGTTGACGTTGTATCGTCATATTCACCTGTAATCAAATTAAATGTTCCACTTGCACCATTAACGGTAAATCCTAACGTATAAGAACCACCTGCACCAGTTAAAATAACTGATTTAGTAATACCCACTTTTGGATTTGTTATGTTTAATGTTGTGTTTTGGTTTGGTGTTAATGTAAATATTTGTGCTGCATCAAAATTAACGTCAACAGTTGCAGCAGCAGTTAATACGTCTAAAGTGCTAAATTCATTATCGATTTTTTCATAAGAAACAACGTCATCTGCGATAGTTAATATACTTGAACCTGTTACATCACCTGTATGGTTTGCGTTATAAAAATTAAGACTTCCTTCGGGAATATCATCTGTGTCAAGTGTAACAACTCCTGTTTGTCCGTTTACCGAATCAACATCTCCTGTATCGTCTGAATAAAGTTCATCAAAGTTAGCTTGTACTTTAGTAAAAGCATCAAACAGAGTATCTCCATTACCCTGGTCTGCCGCTCCTATTGTTATGTCTTGTTGTCCCATTTTTTACTTTTTAAAATTGTGTTTTATCAACCGTATATTGTGTTGTATCTGATGTTATTAAATTAGTATCAACCGTAAAATAAGAGGCATCTGAATTAAAAGGAAATATATAACCCCAATAATTAGGTTCGTTAACATTACCCCACCAAGAAACCTCATATACTTTTCCCCATGAAATATTATTTACTCCTTGCCAATCACTAATTCTTGCCATCTCTCTTTTTTAAGTAATTACTTAATTTAATAATGTTCTCTTTCTTAGGTTTATATTGTTTTTTCTTTTTTACAGTACCCATCCTTGAAATAATGCATCTTTATCTGGATATATATCTTCATTATTATTACTATAATATTCTGGGAATTTACCACTAGCATTAAAACTCATATACTCAATAAATCTATTAGTATAATATTCAGCATAATCTCTTTCTTTAGCTATAAGACTGTCAATTTCAGATTTAGCAGGCTGAGTTGAATTCTCAGAACTATGTTTGTAAACACCTCCATTTGCTATTGTGTAAGCAGCAAAAGGTAAATACTCTGCCATTGCAAAGTGAATTAACATGGGCTGAATATATTCATTAACTAATTCTAAATAGTCCCCAGTCAAATTACTAGCAATAATATCACTACTTATTTTATCGTATAAATCCGTTCCAAGATAATTTTGAACATGAATTTCTTGGGCAAGTTTTATAAACTGAATAAATTTATCAGTATCTACATTCCCACTTAAAGCGGTATTTTTTACTAAGTCAGCTCGTTTTATAAATAGTGCGGTTGCCATTATTCTTGCTCTTCAATTTGTTCATCAATAGTTTCTACTTGGTCTTTTTTTACCCCAGTCTCTTTTTCTACCTCAGAATCAGTAACTGCATTTGTTAAGTCAGTAAATTCTAAAGGCTGTAAGGTTTTAAAGTAAATATCTAAATCAATTTCATTATATTCTAAGACCTCTTCTAAAGCATCTAATATAGTTACTTGCATAGGTCTAATAACAGTATTGTCCATTAATAAAGAAGCTGTTTGGAGTTCCTCAGCATTATTACCAAGACCAGTATTATCTTTAATACCAACCAACATTGGAGATACAATACGATGAGATACCATTACTTTTTTCATACTTTCATCAGACAAGAATTGATATTGCTGATGGGCATCATTTATCATTACTGGGTCAACCGTAGCTGCAAGTTCTTTACTATCGTTAAATGCCAAGATGAATTTACCTGCGTTAGATGTTCCGCTAAACTTCTCATAAATTGCTCTTTCTATAGCATCTCTTTGCTCCTTGTCTGGTGTACCGTTATTGAAATTAATCAACATACTTGGCTGTAACCCATTTTGTATATTACTTATATGGTAATTAGCAATTTCTTCTTCTAACTCAGCATACTGAAGTCCCCCTTGATAGTCAACAGGAGAGTAATAATAAAACCCAGCTCTATAAGGTCTAATATAAAGAATTTCAATACCGTCTTTACTACAGCCAAAAGCTGGTATTCTTTTAGGTTTATCATTCTTTCTAACCTCACTCCAATCTGGACTATAGTAATATGCCTTTACCTCACCATCTTTAGCTTTTTCTGCTCTAAGTGTTTCAATAGGTATATGGGCTACTTGAACAATCTTACTCCTATCTTTGCTATAAATTACTTGAAGAGCAGCCTGTCCCATCATCTTATAATCATAGCAAACCTTCTTCATACAATTCTTTTTGAATAATGATTTCATTTCATTATACTCAGATTGTTTTTCTTTAGAATCAGTTGCATCTAAACCTCTACCATATATCATTTCTGATATTCCGTTTACCGCAGCATTGTTGGTTGGAGACCCATTATATCTATCTATAAGATATTGGAAATACATATTATCGTCTCCATATTCTATCCAATCATATCTTTTAGACTCCATAACTTGAGGAGCGGTATAAGACGATAAGTTTACAACATGAATTGCATCTTTAGTCTTATTGATTAGTTTTCTAGGTTGGTTTTTTCTTGCCATTATATAATTACATATTCATTATCAAAGCTACTTTCCTCAATGTACTCATCTTTATTTATAAAGTATTTATCTAAGGAAGTTTGATTGCTACAATAAATTAGTCCTCGATATATCTCCTCATTATCACTAATAGATAATTCAACTCTATAAGTATATAAACTGTCTTCAGTTAAACTAAAGTCTCCATTTAACACCATATAATCCCCATCATCTGATTTAGTTGGAGTGATAGTAGATGTTGTTCTAGTTGCCTTATCCGTAATCCTAATTACTGGGGATTCAGCATCTTTACGAGGAATTATCTTTAATTCTTGAGTGCCTGTTGTAGGTAAAATATCCATATACAAAATAACCTTAGCCTATTGAATTGTTTTTACTAAGATACAAAAAAAGGGGGTAAAATACCCCCCTTATTGAATTTACAAGTATAGTCTAATTAGACAGTTCTCTGAGAAGAGGCACTATCAGTTGCACTAGCCATACCAACAAATGGGTCTGCCGAAGTAGCTCCATCTACAAAATTAGGCATAGTTATCTCGTTAGCAGTTAAAGTTAAAGTATAACCTTGAAGGTCTCCCATAGCTGTTCCAGTTACAGCAGTACCTCCAGTTACTTCAGCTCCATGTTCTCTACCAACTAATAATAACTTACCATCAAAAGTCTCTACAAAAACGTGAGGTCTCCCAAATGCCATTAATTTTAGCTCTTTGTTATCCTCTTTTGTTAGTTTATGAAGAGTTACGTTTATTACTTGCTCAAAGAATGTTGTACCATTCTCAAGAGAAGTTTGAATATTTGTTTCTAAAGAAGAATTACCCTTAACATCGTATGTGTGGTAAGTGAAAGTGCCATCCATATCAGTTACTTCATCATCAGTTAAGGTAATAGTACCTAAATCTCCGAAGTCAACAAAATGAATTTTTCTTACACCACCTACAGCATCCTTACAAGGTTTTAATCTCCCACCAGTTAAATCACAAGCCATAGTATTATTGTTTATAAAAAAAGGGTAGGCAGATTAGTTACCACCCACCCCTTTATTGATTAATTATTATTTATTAGTCGTTAGCAGAGTTAGTGATACCGTAAGTTACGATGTCATCAACAATACCATATTGCACACCTGCTGTAAATCTCATTACGACTCTCACATTTTGAGAACCATCGATGTCAGCCATATCAATAACTTTTACTTCATTGTGGTCAGCTAAAAGACCAGTACCAAAGTATAAGTTAGATTTCTCAGCAGCAATAGCTGTATTAGCACCAAGTCCATTAGCAACAAAGATTTTCACTCCATCAAAAGATAATGAACCGTTATTCCACCATTGAGTTCCCATAGCGTTTGTACCATTAGCTCCTAATCCTGATGTTCCAAATCCTCCTAAAGCTCTTACATAAGCTCTAGCAATATTCTGAGAAACATAGATATTCAAATCTTCGCTTCCGTAAAGAGTTGAAGGAATCGCATCTACAATTTTACCTAACTCAGTAATAACGTCTCCTGCATCTACAGTAGTACCTGCAACTTCATTTGCTTGTGGCAAAGCAGCATCAGCAGCCAATAAAGTAGATAGTCCATTAAACTGTCCAGACGTAGAAGTGTCTCCAGTCCAAATAGAGTTTTCAGTTCTTTGAGCAACTTTAGCAGCAACGTGGCTAATTAAGAAGTCAGAAAAAGAAGGTGGTAAAGAGTCGTGAGCAGAATACCCCATTTGGATAGCCTCCCAGTCTCCCTGGAAATCAGACTTACATAATTGTAGATTCACTTGTTGAAATTCTGGCTGAAGTACTCTTTCATCAAGAGTTAAAGTACTTGTAGCTGTAAAATCACAAGAAGCATCTTTTACGATGTCATCAGTAGAGATAGTCTTGATTACCTCTTTAAATTTAACGTTAGGCTTAACTGTAATCCCTCCGTTTTCGATTGTTGAACCACTTAAAAGTGCAGCAGAAATATATTGTCCTGCAAATTCACCTGCATAAGTAGTTGTTAAACTAGTTGTTGTTGGCATTTTATTTAGATTTAGTTTGTTATTTTTTAATATTAGATATTCTCTGTAAGACTTTATCCGCAGTAGTCATACCTCTTCCTTGTGCGTATAAATTCAAACTAGGTTTTGATTCCTCTTCAGGACTATGCTTGATTGGTTCGGCAGCAGGCTCTTTAGAAAGTTCCTTTACTTGCTCAGACAAGGCTTCTTTTTCTTTCTTCATATAGCCCATTTCCTCATCAATCATTTTCTTAATAGCTTCAATTTCAGCTTTCATAGCCCCCATATCAGCCATATACTTTTCCTCAGAAACATAACCTTCTTTTAGGTCAGCTTCTTCTTCTAGTGCTTCAGCCTCATCAGATGATGCTTCGACCTCTTCAGTCTCTACAACTTCTTCTTGGGTTTCCGCAAGCTCTTCTTTTACCTCTTCCGTTGCCTCGCTAACAGCTTCAATGGCTTCCTCTTGAACCTCTACTTCAGATAGTTCTTGAGCAAGCTCATCTTCTTTTGTCAATACAGACAACTTTTGAAGGATTTCATTCAAAATAGTTGTTGCGTTCATAATATATATTAGAATTTAATAAAGTAATTACTTAAATGTAGGGTGTTAGATTTTTACTCAGTTGT